TCTTTCGGCAATGCGGTTGCTCGCCTCCTTTTCCGCGACCTTCGCCTCGTTCACCGTCAATCCCTCCACGGTTGAAGTATTGCCGCTTACAATGTCACTTCCGACGTTCATAGCAACCGTTGACATGGCCGTTACAATAGCCGTGTCAAGCATTTCCTCAACAGTCGGCGCATCGTAATCCTCTCCAAAGACGATAGAACGAATGGCAGGCTCAATAAAAAGCTGAAGCTCCTCCTCCCCAATCTCCGACAAGGTGCCAACTGCATATTTGGCAGACAGACGAACAAGCGCTTTGTCGATCATGGCGATCTTGCCCATAAGCTTTGATGTCGACGCGCCACCCAATTTACCGATACCGCCAAGCGCATACTGTAAACCGCCCTCAAAAGCACCTACAAGAGTGCCATAGGTACGGGCTTGTTCTTTGGAATACCCCTCAGAAAGCGCTTGCTTGTATGCATTTCCGCTTGCCGATAAGCCAACCGTGGCCGCACCTACACCCGAAGCAACCGCGGCAGGAGCCCCCAAGCTGCCCGTAAGAGAAGAAATGGCGATCGAAGGAAGCATATTTCCCACCACGTTGCCCGCCTGATAGGCTTTCTCTGCAAATCCGTCAAGATCCTCAAGCAATATTTGATTGGCAACGGAAATAGGCGTGCTTGATAGCTCCTCCTCCGTAAACACTTGCTTGACTCCGCTTACAAACTGATCCACGCCTGCCGAAAGGCTCGTCGCGCCATAAGCAACCGCTTTGTTGATGGGGTCCTCTTGCTTGGAAACACTCTCTGCCAACTTTACGCCTTTTCGTGCATTCAGCGATTCCTCGATGTCGTCAAGATATTCTTGTGCAACGCCCTTGCCCTCTTTTGCAAGCAGATAGTTATACAGACTGACCTCATCATCTGACATTTCCGTATAAAGCAGATTTCCAAGCACACTATTGGGAGAGCCGCCGAGCAAGGAGGACGATCTAAGTGTGATCTCGTCCGCATTATCCCTTGAATATGTAACGATATTCCCAATATCCTTGGCTCCAAGCCGTTTACCGAAAAGATTGGCCCACCCCTCCGCTTCCTTAACGGTCGGGTTTTTGATGGCGGCACCTTGCTCGGAAAGCTGTGCAAAATCCTCTGCCGCCGTATATTGGCCCCATTTATCATAGAATTCTTGCTCGGCTTTAAGCTGAGCAGAGCTTTTCAACCATGATGAATTGTCATATTTCTTGCGTTTCGTGTTAGCCATATTCTCACCGCCTTTCGCTCCTGTTATTTTTTGTGTTTAGAAGCATCATAACCAAAATAATTCATCATGTAATCGAATTCTGCCTCTGATATATCGCCAATTTCCGCATATTTATGAATGGTGTTTTCGATGGCCTTATCGCTTCCGGTCATTCCCTTCATCGTAGAAAGCCCCTTGATTTTATTTTCTACATTTGCCGTAGCTGCACTGTCTTTTTTTCCCGTTAAAATCTCAAGCGGGTTCTTTGCCGTATTTCCGCCGTTATCCGAAAGGGTTACGTGTTCCTGAAATCCTCCAATGGGGGGAATGTTGACACTGCCGGTATTGTCACCACGACTGTCCCACAACTCATTGAAAGCATCAATTTCCGCAGAATTTTTGTTGATCTTAGGTGTATCGTATGCATTTGCGATCGAGCTGGCCGCAGCCGCCTTTTTCTGAAGAAGCGAATTGCTGTATTGAATCGATGCCAAAGAAAGCTCAAGCTCTCTCTGCAGTGCCTCGAATGCGATCTCGGCAAGCGCGGAACTGTTTTGAAGCTTGGCCTCCGCAATGGCGTTGTCAAAACTAAGCTCGGCGCGCTTAAAGGTTTCCCTTGCCACAGCCACTCGATTTTGATACGTGTTATACATGCTCACCCGAGAGCTTTCGGCATAGCCCGTATTGGTCATGCCGCCTGCCGCCATTTGCTCGGCCTTTGCGCCGTGCTTGGCGCTTTCCTTCTGCCAATCGGTATAGGCTCCCGACTGCTCTTTGATATAATCCTTCTCGGTTTGCTCTCGCTGCTGCTCGATCTGCTCGATGGCTAACTCGGTTCGCTCGTTCTGCAGCTCTGTCTGCTTTTTTGCCCATTCCTTTGTGGCGGCAATCTGCCTTTGATAGTTGCCGCTTGCCGCCTTGATCATTTCGTCGTACTCGGCGTTGCTTGCGTCGATCGCGCTGTTTTTTGCATTCTCAATATCGGCGCGAACGTCGGCCTTTTCCAAATCGGTGAGCATCTCATCAACTGTATTAGACATTTGTTTCCCTCCTCAGCGTTTAATATAACCGCCTAAAAACGCCTCAAGTGTTGCACTCTCAAGGCGAAAACGGCTCTTTGAATAGAATTTAAGCTGTATATCCTTCCATTTCTTGCGCTTGATACGGCAAGCAAAATAGTCTGTGACCCCCTGATAGCTTCCTATCAGCTCAAATCCCGTGTCCTCGACCTTTGCATATACCGAAATGTCGCCCTCGGCCTCGACCACACAGCCTCTTTTGTTCGTGGTTTTCAACAGGTGTGGAGCCTTGAATTTATCCTTTGGCGTTACCCAATAGCTCTCAACGGCCTTCTCCGTATCGGTCAGCGTGTATACGCCGTCCTCGGTACCAAGATAAAGCACACCGCCGTAAACCTTCGCACACGTGACCTTTTTGTCAAGCTCCCAATAAAACCACTCGTATTCCGTGTGACTTTCATTGGAAAGGACAGACCTCGAATCCGCAAGAAAGACCTTGTCCCCGACAAAGACCATAAGATAGCCTTCCCATTCCTCAAGCACCATGTTGCCGTAAGACACCTCGGAGAGCAGCTTTCGGTCTACAAGTGAGCTTCTGTGCGCCACAGCCTGCTCCGTGGTGATGTCGCCGCTGATCCCCTCCATGCCGCGATCGCTGAAGAAAACGATATCATCATTAAAGTTGATTGCCTTGCCGACACACCCTGCTGTAACACTTGAATGCTGAGACGGGTAGATCTTTCCGTACTCGCCGTCAATGGTTGGCGTATGATAAAACACCGTGGTATTGGCTTGCGAGGGCTCACGGAATACCCAAAGCGCGTTGTTTCCTGCAACCATGCCCATCACGCGCGCTTCGTCAAGACCTTCTCTGTAATAGTCAAGATCGCTGAAATAAGTCGGATCGTTCAGACTGCAATGCCAAACCGTATTGGGATAATCCTTGTTTCCGCTCACAAAAACTCTGTTGTCAAACACCTGAAGCATATTGCACCCGAGAATGCGCTCAGAATAGCCGACAATCGTTTTTTTGAACTCTACCGAAACATTGTCCTGCCCGTCTGTAAGCGGTGCCTCAGGGGCTTCCTTGAAGGTGATTTTGCCTTCCGCGAAATCCACTGTGAAATCGCTTGTCTCGACTCCGTTTACTGTTACGATCGGCGTAAAATCCGCATCGATCTCCTTGGCATCAAGACAGAAATCAACACTTTCCCCGTCGCCGAGAAAGGTGTTGATCCGTCGACCCGTGAGAAAATTGACGTCCTCGTGAATTGTACCGCCCCCCGCCGCCTTCCGCGCGATCGACGTGGTGGGAACGTAGCCGGCCACAGCTCCGACCGTCTCACCGTCATACCGCAAATAGTTTTTTCCGTCCTTGAAATACCAAACATTCTCATATGTGAAGGCATCACTTGCCGCCGCATTCAAGCCCGTATAAAGAGATGACGTCTCACCGTCCACCACCTTGTACAGATTGACTCCGCTGTGCACGATCATCATGTTTTTATAAAAATAGATCCCGTATACAGTGTCATCAAAGCTTGTTGCAAGGGCCATGCCTGGTCTTGTTTCGATGCTTGCGGTCTTTCTGTAGTCTCTCCACACGTTAAGCGCATCGGGGCTTCTCACAAGGCTTATCTCCTCTCCTCTGAAATCAACCCCTCTGAAGCTCGTATAGATGCGAGAAATGAGGTCCCCTGTCGTTTCGCTCATACTGTATACCCTCCTTCAATAGAGATAAAGGGAAGCTGATAGCGCGGATCCAACTGCTGTTTCATGCTCTCGTACCGATTGGCATAGTCAACGCCGTTTCTGGCACTCACGTCAGACCGCAGGAGATCGGCGGCAACGCCGTAAGGCATAATTTCAAGCACATCGGCCGAAAGCTCAAACTCGTAGGCCTTGTCCTTGGTACTTTCCGTGATGCGCTCGGGGTAAACAAACACGTCGATCTCGGCCGTTCCGCTCTCCATGACCTTGTACGCCGTTCCGCTTGCCCTCGGAATATTGCTGACACCGCTCACCAGACTGATCTGATATACTGCGTATCCGCACGCCTTCTCTATGCTCGCAAAATCAAGCGTATCCCCCTTGGAAACAGCCATTTCAACGTATTTCGGGATCTTTTTAAATCTCGCAAGCTCAAACATGACCTGATTGATCACCTCGACGATCTTTGCGGCAATATCGGGATCGTCCGTCAGAAGCTCGCTGTCGGGGTTTAGCTCCTCTATAAGAGCTAATATTTTCTTTTTCATTTCAAAAAGTGTCATAATATCGCCTCTCTTTTTAAAAAATAGCACCGTCCTTTTGGGGCAGTGCTATTAAACGCTTCTTTGTTTCGGTTTTGCATCGCTTACAGCCTTCTCAAAAAGTCCTCAACAAATGTACTTTCGTACTCATGAGCCTTGATGTTGGGATGAGGATTGCTCGTGCTGACAGAAAAGGCATCATTCCGCAGACTGTATGCTGTTTCCGACAGCCCTAAATTCGTCTCACGCCCGAAAATAAGAGGCACCTTGTCATCACCCATCATATCGAGATAAGGAATGCCCCACTTTTTCGCTATGTCTCGGATAGCTTGTCTATACTCCTCGTTGCAACGATTTGTAACGATGATACCTATTTTTGCATACGGCATATTTGTTATAAGATACTCAAGCACAACGTTCCCGCACCGTAAA